GTGGTGGTTGTTGTGGAGGCGACTGCTGCTTCTTTGGACTTTCATCTTCTTCATCATCGTTGCCGCCACCGCCCATAAGATAACTAGCAATACCGCCAGCGGCCAACCCGCCAACGCCGAGGGCTAAACTTCCAAGTAATCCACCAATCCCGCCGCCTTTACCGCCCGAGCCGCCACCGCTCTTTATATTATTAGCAATCTCTGATAATAATGTTATTGATCTCTGCTGCGCTGACAACTGCTGTCTAATGAGAGCACTGTTTTCTCTCATTAGACCTGAAATAGCATTAATATTAGTTCTTAATTCTTGCGTATCTCTTTTATATTCTTGAGCTTCTTTATCTGTCTGGTCTTTTTGGCGACCAGCAGATCTTTGCTTCTCTCTTGGCTCTTCATATGTCTTAGGAAAAGCCTTCTCTAACGTTTCTTTTGATTTCTTACCAGACGCATCAGCAACTTGTGGGTATGTGTCATTTATTATTTTATTAAGCTTATCACCAGCATAAGTGCCTTCGGAGTCCGTAATACGACCTTGATCGTCACGGTACCAATCCTTACCAAGCCACTCAATTACAAATATGTGGTTGAGCTTATTTAATTTTCTTTTTTTAGCCACTTATCTGCCTGCTGATTGTTTATCTTCTAGTTCGCGAAGATAGTTGGTTAACAATTCACAATATATGTCCCTCTCAAATATAATCCAACCTTCTATTTCACTAATAGAATATTTATGATGCTGAGCCAAAGCAAAGTTAGTCTGATAATAGTTCTCTAGTGTATTATGACTCAGCGCAACGTAAAAAAATCGGATAGAGTTTTCATTTCAATGATCTTGTCTTCACCACTTGCATTCTTATATTCTAGCTTATAGTAAAGAGTAGGAAGATTAGTCATGAATACTCTGACTTTCTCAAAGCTCTTAATATCCATTAGTTCAATGAACTCAAGCAAATCATCTTCATTAAAATCTTTAGCCTGATAGACATTATCACCGTCATAGATCTGGTCAATACAGCGAATGACTAGTCTATAGAATGTCTCTTCACCTTCTGACTTCAAGAAGATCTTGTCGTCATAGATCTCAGCATCTGGATACTTCATTACCAAGCCAGATGTTGGGGTAACTTCAATCTTCTCTTCAACTTTCTCTGGATACTTAATTTCAATCTTATTCAGATCAACGTCAAAGTCATAGATCTGTTCATCGTCGAGGTCTCTATATGAAACTTTAATCTCATCACCGATAGAAGTACCTCTTAGTTTAACGAATACGTATTCAAGAGCAAACAAAGGAAGCTTATCAACATTGAAGTTATCATCCAATGAGCAGTTGTTCACGACTTGTTTGATTGCCTGAAGAATGTCTGTAGTATCCTTAGATACTTTGGCCATTAATAGCAACTTTTCTTCACGCACAAGCATTGGACGGAAGTTAGCTGGCTTATTTAATGGAGGAACTTCAATAGAGATTGTAGGATAATTAAGTTTAGGGAGCATGATATACCTCAATTAGTTTGTTGTTGGAACTGCCATTTGTGTAGAAATAACAGGAACATTTTGTGGAGTCATTAATACAGAATTACCACCTTCAAGAGCCCATTCTCTGAATGTAACGTTTGTAGTGATCTTCATAAGTTGATTATTTTCAGCCCAACCAACGGAGATATCATTGATTGAAGTTGGGAATGCTTTATATAATACGTACTGCATCGCTATGAATCCATTGTTATCATAGACGTTAATAACGATGGTAGCTGCATAGTTGTCTTTATATTCTGTGGTATAGAAAGGTCTAGGCATACCACCTGCAGTTCTACCCGTAGCAGTAGTACTGTTTGTTATTTGACCGTTGATAGCAAAGATATAGTTAATCCAGCTGTACCAAAAGTTATAGGCGGCGCCAAACTTATCACAGGTAAATGATAGTGAGATATCGGTATAGTTACCGCTGTATGGCATCTTTTCTTGAATACCAAGACCAAAGCGGTTAACATCAGAGCTCTTTAATGTTAGTCCAGGTAGAGAAGCTGATACACAGCGGTATGAAAGATCTCTTGCTACGTCTCTAGTTGCAACAGTGCCAGAAGTAAAGTTTGACATAAAACTAGCGCCAAGTTTAGCACTTTCAAAATAGATACGAACGTCGTACTTGTTATTCTGAAGATGTCCTCTGTATCCCGTTAAAGCTTTAAATACGCCTACATTAAATGCCATTTTATCTAACCATTGCTTGTGAGTCTTTATAGACTTGTGTTCTACTAGCGCCGATAAAACGATCAGTTGGTAGCATCATAGCAATGTTCCACTCATCAGGTGCTATATAGACAAATGGACTTCTAACATGCGAGAATAGATATTTCTTAACGCATGGTTTAAAGTATTTGTATCTGGAAGCACCGTTTAATAGGTTATATGAAATCACAAGCTTTGTCGTCTTATCATTCTTCTTATTATTTATATTGCGCATTAAGGCGTCCATTAGACGGGCTCTAAGCATCGGTGGAATGTAATGGAGATTCATACCGAGGAAAGAGTCTCCATAGAATTCAATTGGAAAGACGAGTGGGTATGAGTCATAGTAGGGTAAGACGTCTTTCATCTTAGGATCATAGCTAAACATATACATCTTGCCAATAGAGTTCTCATTCATGCCTTGAAATCTATCGGACGAAGAAGCCTCATTGATGAAGTTCTTTGCATTACCCGTAGTAAGTTTACTCATCTCCATAATATGTTTGCGCAGCCAATCCATAGCCTGCTTTGGAGTTACTTCTTTATTTGCGTGAAGTACTTCTTGAAATAGCTTTGCCATCAGAATTTAATCCCTAGTTCTTTTTCTGTAAAGATATGAAAAGACCATCCACGATCTTTACAATAAGCGGTAGCAGCTTTCCATTTGGCTTCATTTACACCCCACGTCATTACCTCATTAATGTAGCGTCTTGATCGCTTACTCTTGTTTTCTTGAATAACCGGTGGTCTGGTCTGGGCTGCGGGTTTCACCTCAATCAACGACGTTTCTTTTTGTCCATTTGTATTTATTTTGGTTACTATGAAGTCTACGAAGTATCGGTGAACTTTACCGTCTATCGGTGATCTATATGGTATAATGACTTCTTCAGATCCCCAAGACAGAACATCTCTATGATCATCCAAGTACATCATTAATTTCAGTTCCCACCGGGACCGATAAATAATATTACTAGGGTCACCTCGGTATTTTTGTGGATTCTTTGGCCGAAAAGAACCTTTATAAGTTTTCATGTGTTCTCAATGCACGATAAATATAACTAAAGATCTATTTATTAGGATAATTAAATGGCTTATCTAGCGCCTCTTTCAAATTTAACAGCAGCTTTAACAACAAAGAGCATGGGCACACCTGGTGTTCCATCTAGATTACATTTTCCAGAAACGCTTGGTTCATATCCATTCTGGATGACTTTTTCATTTTATTCTTATAAAAGACCAATTTTTGGACAGAGTCAGAAATTAACAGATACCGGTGCTATTCGACTGCCATTACCAAATAGTTTGGTCGATGATCAAGGTGTTACTTATGCGCAAGAAAATGCAGGCATGGTGGTGGGCGCTGCATTGAATCAATTTGCAGCAGCACCCGGTGGAACTGGTATTGCTGGGGCTGCAGCTACTATTGGGGGAGCGGCGCTGGCGGGTGGAGCTGCTAAAAAATTAGGACTGACCGATGCTTTAAGTGAAAAAAATCTTAATCTTGCTGGACAGTTTGCAGGTGTTGCTGTTAATCCATTCTTAACTGTAATGTTTCAATCTCCACAATATAAAAAGCATACTTTTACATGGCGTCTTTCACCTACTAATGAAAAAGAATCACAGACATTAAACAACATCATTACAGCATTAAGATATAATCAATTGCCGGATACTACCGGAGCTTTGGGTGGAGCTCTTTTAACATATCCAAACATTGTACAGTTAAATGTTAGTAATGGTGGAATTAGTCCTCAATCACCACTTTTACTTACGTTTAAGCCGGCAGTAATAGATAATCTTTCAATTAATTTTACTCCATCGAATCAACCATCATTCTTTGGTTCAACGGGTAAACCAACAGAAGTTGAAATTCGTATAAGTCTATTAGAAATTGAATTCTTTCTACAAAGAGATTATGGTGGCATCGGTACAGATCGTCCTATTCTTAATCCATTTAATACAAATTTAGAGCCACCACCTTTTACACCGGAAGTTCAAAGAATAATTGAGCGTCAACAACAAACTGGTACAGGCGATTCCGAAGGAAGAGTTTTTGGACCCGGTGGACTTTAAGGACAATTAAATGTCAGAAACATACTTTCAAAACTTCAATAATCTTTTTTATGGCAATAATCAAGTTGTTGATATAACTGAACGTGCTGTTATATTAAAAAACTTACAGAATAATCCGTATGTGTACTATCCACAAGATATCACCAATGGCATACGTGCGGATCAATTAGCAAATCTTTTTTATGAAGATTCTTATACTAGTTGGATCATATATCTTTCAAATAATATTCTTGATCCATATTATGAGTGGTATCTAGATGACTATCAATTTAATACTTTTATTGCTGGTAAGTATGGGTCGGTACAAAAAGCTTCAGAGAAAATCGCTTATTACATTAATAACTGGGTTGATCAAAATGACACGACTGTTGCAGCATTTGAAGCAATGACTTCAGGCCAACAGAAGTATTGGGAACCAATGTATAATAACTTTGGAAAGATTACATCTTATTCTAGAAAGAAGCAAGATTGGAAAGCAGAAACAAACTTCATTGTAAGCTTAGGAATTACCGGCAGTGGAACTTTTAAAACGGATGAAACTGTTAGCATCAGATATAACCCTTCTGTTTCTGGTAAAGCACAAGTCTCTTATTCAAATTCATCAACGGTTATAATTAAAAGTTGCTCAGGTGACTTCTTTCCACATGATGCAATTTCTATTACCGGCTCAAGTTATATCTATGGAACAGACAGTAAATCAAATTGTGTAATTACTTCTTGTACTTTCCTAAGTAATAATATACCAATGGATGAGATTGTTTACTGGCAAGAACAATCTTATCTTGATGTTGAGATGATAAAGAATGAAGGCAATAAGACTGTAAGAATGTTACAACCACAGTTTGCTCCACAATTCGTGCGTAATGCTAAACAACTATTGGGTGGTTAATGGCTGGTCAGAATCCGGGTGACGTATTTGTTGATAGTATTATTCTTAGTTCTCCAAGAACTCAATCTTGGAATATGGCTAGGAATTTCTTATCGTCAACTGTAAATGAAACTATCTTTACTCCTGGTGTAACTGCTGAGATTAGAGTTATTGACCCAGAAGATTATCTTGGTAAATTAAAGATTGCTGGTGATGAATCCATTTATTTTCAGTATCGTAAGCCAGATGGTGCTGTAGCCAAATATAACTTTCATTTAAACTCTGTAAAAGATATTGGTACTACTGGCGCTATGAAAGCCAAGACATACACTCTTGATTGTGTTTCTAGGGAAGTACTTACAGGTCAAGCACATTATGTACAAAAAGCTTATAACACACAGATATCAGATATTATTGAAGACTTATTTAAACAATTAAATTCAAAAGCAACAGTTAAAGTTGAACCAACTAAAGGTAAAAGAAACATTAAGATTGCCAATCAACCTGTCTTACATGCTATTGAGATGCTAAGAAAACAAGCAGTTTCGGAAAATAACAAGTCATCAAACTTTTTGTTTTGGCAAACAAATAGTGGTTTTCATTTTAGTACTATTGAAGAA